TATCAATTGAGCTTCCCAATGTGCGAATTGCAGCTGCGCCATCCTTGACGAGATCAGTATCGTCAGGAGTGTCCCAGCCGTAATTAGTAGTCGTTGCCATTTAGTCTCCTATGCCACAATTGTAGCGTTATACCATTCCAGTAAGGGGTTTATTGTATTCCAACTCTCTACCGCTGGGACTGAGTTCCAACGGAAGGCTTGCAGGCTAAAAGCTATAGGTGATAGGTTCATTGTCAGGTCTAGGCGGTTAAGGCTCGCAGTCCAAGTCCAACCCTCGACAAACCCTTGGAACTCGCCATCAGTCATATTGCTGGGCAGATTAGTAATATTTAATGGCATACCCATAAATACATTAAGGAGACTATCTCGGTCGGCATCATCAATCTCTGGACTGGCAGTAGTAAAGGTTATCTGGCGTAAGGCAAATTGAGGGTAAGCGCGGATAAGTAGATAGAAGGCTGCTTGGGCTTCCGCGTCGTGTTTATGCCTAAGGGTTGTAGATATTGTGTTGGCTAGTTGGCCGTAAAGGGATATAGAGGCTGCATCCTCATCGCTTACTTCTGCGTTGCCAGTTCCATAGCCAACTGTAATTGCGTTGCGGACATCGCCAGCGCGTTTGACTATCGAGAGAGCTGGGCCGATGGCGTGATTGCCATCAAGATCAACATAGCCGTTAGTCGCTAGATATTGACTGCGGTGGGTTGAATCAGCGTAACCAATTCGGCCTTGAGCATCCTCATATAAGTAACCTAATCCGCTAGTGGCATACCTAGAAGCTAAATTATAAACTGTGTCATTAAGGCCAGTCTCAGAGTGAAGCTCATAATCACCAGGAGTATCTATCTCACCTAGTCCGCTATTTTCTGCATCTTGCCATTGAGTCGTTGCGTCATAACCATTCCAAGTCTCGGCAGCTGGCACTTCATTCCATTGGTCAAATAATACTGTGCTAAGTAATTCCTCAATGCGGTCTCCATCAAATTGATGGGCAAAGTTGCCAGTATAAATTGCCCTAGCAAGTCGCGCTAAAGCTCCTACTGCAACAATTCTAATCTGCTGGGTAGTAGCTGTTGATCCTGAAGTTTGGACTGTAATGCCCAAGTCAGTAATAAAGCCGCCAAAGAGATTGACATAATCGCCATTCGAATCTTGCACTTCTATTGTAACTGCGTCATTGACTTCATAGGGAACTGCAGCTTCATTTGTCTCAATAAGACTTAGATTGCAGTAACCAGCAATCGGCTGCTCATAAATATCGGTGCGACCCGAGGTAATAGTTAAGCCGCTAAGGGTTGCGCTAGTAACTGTAACGCCATCAACCTTAACTCTATAAACTGGATTCCAGAGGGTCATTCAGCCACAATTCCTCGGAAAGTTGCGCTACCACCGCCATTGCGAGAGTTGCTACTGTTTAAAGCTGACACTACTGCGCGACTAAATCCTTCTTCATCAATGGCGCTTGGGGCATTTACATTTATTATGATTCGGTCTTTTTCCTCACCTGCCCTAAAACCTGCTAAATCAAATGACCCAGTTCCTGCTGTTCTTTTAATAAAATTTGCTTCGCTGACTTGCTCAATTAGCGTTTGAGTTGGGTTGCTAGTGGTTGAAGGCTTGCCTGATGCGCCGCCGCCAAGTCCGCTTAATCCACCACTTAATCCACCGCCAGTAGTAATGCCGCCAACACCAGCACTGCCCGTCCCACCGCTTGGAAAAAATAAATCACTTCTTGGAATGCTAACTTCTTGAGTGTCGCCTTTCCTTGCCAAAGCATTAGCACCTGAAAGAACTGCTGCTGCTAATGCAACTGCGCCAACGCCAAGCAATGGGTTGGCTGCAAAAGCTACGGCAACTCCAGCCACAATTGCACTAGCTTTTAACGCATTGTAGGCTTTTATAAGCAGATTTATTAAGACAATGGTTGCAGTTACGCCAGCCGATATTTTAGAAACTACGAATAAAGTAGCAAGGATTCCACTCAAAATAATTAACTCATCTTTAAACTTAATAACTGTATCAATTAACCCTCTAATTTTTTTACCCCACTCAACTGCTCTTATTTGTGTTTCAGACAAAGAAGCTTCTAGTGAGTCTTCACCAGTAAGGCCAGAGATAAATGCCTCTAGGGCTGGGATAAAGTTGTCTAATATCCAAGCTGTAAGTTCTTGAACTACTGGCAGCAAGGCAGCGCCAATAGATTCCTTAGCCTCATCAAGAGCAATCTTTACGCGTTCTAATTGCTTGGCTGTAGTCTCTGATTCCTTTTCTGCAAAGTTCCCAAATGTGCCAGTCAGTTGCTGGAAGATTGCATCAAAGTCTTTACTCTTTATAATATCTGCATCAAGGCCAAGGCCAAGTTTGCCAAGGGCGGTAGTGTTGCCATCATAGGCTCTACCTAAAGCGTTAGATATTGTCTCTAATGGCTTGCCAGTTGCAGCACTTAAATCTAGTGCCAAATTTAGCAACTTCTGAGCTTCTTCTACATCTTGCGTTGATCTAACTAAGCGAGTAAAGGCAGGGCGCAACCCATCGTCTGCGACTCCTATAGCGATTGAAGTCTGTTTTATATATTTCTCAACGCCCTCAATTTGTTTAGCAGTTGCACCAGTCGTTGCAGTAATAGTCTCGGCTAATCGGCGTTGAGCTGTCTCATCTTCCGCTGCTGCTTTGACTGCGCTGATTGCAAATGCGCCAATAGCTGCGCCAGCAGCGGCAAATGCAACAGCTGCCTTCTTACCAAATTCTTTAGCTCTTTCGCCAATGTCATCAATATCTTTAGAGCCAGCAGATAATTTCTTTTGAAAGTCTGCCGTATCTGCTAGAAGCTTTAGCGTTAAGGCTCTTGAATCAGATGCCATTGATGCCCCACTTATCTAGTATTTTATTAAATGCTGCCGTCCATTGTGCCACAATATTTTTCTGTTCTTGGCGTAAGGTTGGATAAATAAACCATCCGCGAGAGCCGCGGCCTTGTCTGCCAGAGTATGCAGGAAATTGCTTAAATTTATTAGAGCCAAATTCAAAGCCAGCCCAAAGCATTTGAGTATTAGCCCCACCGCTAAATCTTTGACTAGCAAAGCCGTATTTAATTTCGCCAGTAGTGCTGGTTTTAGATACTTTAGATCCGCTAACGATTCGATTAATGGCTTGCTGGCCTTGCGTTCTAGTTCTGGCTTTTGTAGCGATTGCAGTCTGAAGATAGGTGGCAAGAGCATTAGAACTTTGGCGAGCCTCGGCTTTGGCTTCGTCACCTAAAACGGAAAAGGCTTTATAGACTTGGCGAAGCTCTGTTTTGTCAAATGCTGACACTTCTTCAGCCATTGCTATCCCTTTCCTTTATCAGCTCGACTGCCGTTGCTACATCGTCCCAATCATCCCAATACTGCACTGGGATACCAGTCTTAAGAGCAACTATTACTAATAGCCGCCTTACGCTGTCGGGCTGATGGCTTTTGGGTCATCGTTGCCTGTCTTAATGTCGGCAACTGTTTCCATCCATATCTCAAAGCTCTTTATAGGCTTACCAGCGCTTTCGCGTTTGTGAGCGTTATAGGCCAAGAACATCAAGTCCCAGATTCCTATATTTTCTTGAGCTTTGGTAATAGTGTGTCCAGTTGCCTTTTCCCACTTAGCCCACTCTGGCGGTTGAGCAATATAAGTTGCTGATTCGCCTGAGTTATATTCAATTGTGATTGATAGTTTCATAGCTCCCGATGCTCCGATCTCTTAGCTAAAGCTTTCTGCTGGTTGTCCAATTACTGTCATTGTCCAAGTGTCAGTTAGCGCTCCTGGTGCTGCGCCTCCTGCTGTTGGAAATATTGGCAGAACTTGGAATGTAAAAGTTGCGCCAGATGCGGCTGTAAATACTGTTGAGATTCCAGTATTAGGCGCTGATTCTGCTACGCCCCACATAATTTCAAATAGAGAGCCAGTCGCTCCCCAATCCTGCAATAGTTCAAGTGTAAAAGTCCATTGCTTATCTACGGACTTATAAGCGCGACCATCAAGGGTTTGATAAGTCTCGATAATTGTTTCGCAGCTTAAAACTGCAGAAGTAGTTTGAGCATCGAAGTTGTTACCACCAATGGTAAAACTAACATCGCGCCCAGTTATTACTGTTGTTGGCATTTAGGTCTCCTATGCGGTTTGCTCGTAGCGGACGCTCAAGCGTATGTCTGCAACCAATAAATTGGTCGTTCCTACTGTTGTTACTGACGGCCTATCGACTGTCGATAACTCATACTTGGAAGCGTTTAGCGCTCCAAGAATACTGATAATTAATTGCTCCAAATTGTCTAATGATGCGGCGTTGCTGAAATACGCAACGCAAGCAGTTATTGTGTAATTTAATTTAACGCGAATAGTTGTCTTGCCTAAGACTTCAAGCTCCATATAAGGCGCATCTGGAACAACTACTATTGCAGGAACGATGGGCGCTTCTGGAACTGAGTCGTAAATATTGGCAGCTACTCCTGCTAAGGCAGTCTTGATAGCGCCTCTAACATCTGTAGCAATTGTGCTAGGCATTAACCCACCATCGTCTCTACATCAAGGTATGGCCCTAGTAGCCCAGTTACTTTGGCAAGTAAATTCTTAGATAGGCGGTAAGGGGTTACTGCAAAATCTACGCCTTCTATTGATCCACCTGCTGCTGTTCTTGCTTGGAATATTTC